CCAGAACCGCCAGAGGTCAGCACCTGACCGCTTGTGCCGTAGTTAGCGCCTGATAAGCCGAATGCTCCTGTGGCGGCAATTCGTAGGCGTTCTGTAAGCGTGGATGAACCTCTGGTGCTAAAGGTCAAGTCCATATTGCCAGAACTTGTTGTTGTCCCCATGATTGTAGCAATACCAGCATTGCCTGAAGTTGGTTCTCCAAAAAGCGAAATTCCAACATATTGACCAGTAGTTGCACTGCTGTTGTAAAGGCGCAAACCATTACCAGTAACGCCTGAAGAATACGCAGTAGAACTTGATACTGTTACATCTAGTTTTTGCGCAGGGGAAGTTGTACCAATACCTACATCGCCGTTATTACCCACCACAGTCATTGTGGTGGCGGAACTTCCGACTCCCAATGATATTGAGCCAGCGCCACGCACACGGAATGTGCCTGTATCAGACGGTTCTCCAAAGAAGATGTCTTCGCTGGCGCTTTGACGGTTAAAACCAAATCCGTTGCCACCACCTATAGAGAGTCGAGGAATTCCACCAGCAGAAGTGGTATACATACTTCCACCCGTAACACTGCTTCGGAATGTGCCGTTCACATCTAAAAGATAAGATGGTGAACTTGTGTTAATACCTACATTGCCTGCGCTGTCAAGTCGCATCCTTTCGGATGCAGTGCCGCCAGTACCAGTTCCAAAAATTAAATCTACTGCGTTTGTAGCTGATGAAGATGGTGCAAAGCCATCAATATATGCCCCAATAAGCCCACCAGCAGTAAAATCAGAGTTAGGGGCAAAAGATAATCGAGAATAATTACTTGCCGCCCTAGCCGCACGATTTGAAATTGTTATTTCTCCGCCTTTACCCCCAGAAGTTGATGCAGAAACATCAAGCAAATGCATTGGCGAATTTGTCCCAATACCTGCATTACTTCCATTAAATGTAAACAAACTACTTGTTACAAGAGCTTTATTTGCATCCAAGAATGGAATTCCATAAGCTGAACCAACAGCATAAGTCAAATATGTCCCATCAAAAGTAAGCGCAGAGCCACTTGTCAGAACCTTTGAACCATTGAGATAGGTTACTCCGTTGGCTGTACCTCCATTGATGGTTACAGTGCTTGTTGTTGTCAAAGCGTTGGCAGTCAGCGTAGTACCATTAAAAGTCAAATTGGCAGAGTCAGTCAGCAATCCACCAGTAGATGCATAAGGCACGCGACCAGAAGTCAGGCTGGAGAGCGTAATGGAGCCAGACGAGGTCAGGCCAGTCAAGCCAGTCAAAATGCCTGCATCGCTCAATATGCCGACAGAGTTTTGAATCAGTTTGCCAGTGGTCGCATCGAAGCGTGCCAGCGCGTTGTCTGTGGCCGATGCTGGGCCAACTACATCACCAAGGGCACCCGCATTCGACGCCAACAGCGTTACAGTGCCGCCATTGTTTTTGTAGTACAACTTGCCGTCGGTAATATTGATACCCAACTCGCCGTTGTTCAAATTACCCGCAAGTGGTACAGCCGCCGCAGTGGTCGAGTAGTACAGTTGAATTGGGGTGTATCCAGTTTGTGCCATTTTCTATTTCCTCAGAAAGTTCCACCAGAGATGCCCGACCATGTCGGTGCGCTTGCTCCATTAGATGTTAATACTTGACCAGCCGTTCCTGCCGCAGTGAATGCAAATGCAGTTCCTGTCCCGTAAGACGCACCACCAGCAGTCGGAGTAGCAGTTGAGTTTGTACCACCGTTTGCAATCGGGAGCGTACCCGTCACACCAGTCGTCAAAGGCAGGCCCGTGGCGTTCGTCAAAACAGCCGCAGAAGGCGTTCCAAGCGCAGGTGTGACCAATGTGGGGCTGGTGGCCAAAACAATGCTTCCAGACCCCGTTACGGCCTGTCCAAGGGCTGTTTGAACACCAGTTCCAAACGCCGTAATGCCAGTGCCGCCTGCGGTGATTGGCAAAGTGCCAGAAGTCAGGACAGAAGTCGATGTGGCGTAGAGCGCACCACCAGAGGTGAATGAACTCAGCGCAGTACCGCCGTATGCAGTACCAACCACGCCAGAGGTGATCTGGTTGCCGTTGATTGCAATTGCGGTGTTGCTGGCGCTAGTAATCTGGCCCTGTGCGTTGATGGCAATCGTTGGAACGCTTGAGGCAGTTCCATACGAAGCGTTCACTACGCCAGTGTCAGTAATGCTAAAAGTCGTACCAGTAAGCGTCAGACCTGTACCAGCGGTGTAAACCTGAGAATTGCTGAACTCGGCAAAAGTGATAGCAGTCGTGCCAAAAGTGATCGTGCCGACCGTTGTGACCACATAGGAACTGCCCTTGTTGACAGTACCGTTTTGGACAAAGAAGTAGTCGTTCTGGCTAAGTTGATTTACGCTATTACCATAAGTGTCTGCGTCAGTTGCACGGGTCAAAATCCAGCCTGTAGATGGAGAGCCAGTGCTTGTAACCGTGTAAATGCCATTCCACGCTTGGGTGGTTTGGTTTTTAATCATTACCCTAGAACCAACTGGAGGAGTCGTCCCATCAACCCCAAGAGTCGCAAAACTGCTAATTCTTGTTAGAGTTGCGCCGACGCCAACCCCAGCGCCGCCCGGTTGGTTGTAGGCAAGTGTTGCCTCTGTAATGTTTACAGAAGTGGCGCAATACACAGGCGCATGGTACACAAGACCAGTTGATGCAAGCGCATCTACATACTGTTTGGTTGCCGCTTGCAAATCAGCAGTGGGGTCTTGCGTTAGCGTGACAGATGTCAGACCAGCCAAGGTCAGGCTTGTAGCACCAAGACTGATGGCAGTCGAACCAACAGTCAAAGACGAATTGGTCAGACTTGAATTGCCAATGTTCGTCAGCGTGTTGCTTGCACCGCTGATGGTCTTGTTGGTCAGCGTCTGAGTTCCAGACAAAGTCGCGACAGTCGAATCAATTGCAATCGTGACAGGCGTCGAGCCGTTGTAACTGGTTCCAGTCAAACCCGTGCCGATGGTCAATGCGCTTGTAGCGGTGGCCGTCACAGTTACTGAACCACCAAGACTCACAGAAGAGCCGTTGATGGTGATCGCGCTGTTGGTTAGTGACGAGTTGCCAATGTTGGACAGCGTATTGGTAGACCCACTGATTGAGGTGCCAGTAAAGGTTGTGATTGTGCCGCCCAGCGATACAGAAGTCGATCCAATCGTGATGGAACTGTTCGTTAGTGCGCTGTTGGGCAGGTTCGTAAATGTGTTCGACGCACCACTCATCGTTTTGTTGGTGAGCGTCTGCGAACTGTCGGTGTCCACCAGCGTCTTGCTGGCAGGAATGGTCGTGCCGTTCAGCGTGGTCGTTGAACTGCTTGTCAGCGTCGTGAAAGCACCAGCCGCAGGGGTGGTTCCGCCAATAGCGCCGTTCAATGAGCCGCTAGTGCTTGTCAGCGAGGTGAATGCGCCTGTAGACGGCGTTGTGGCCCCAATAGTCGTTCCATTGATGGAGCCGCCAGTAATGGACACATTTGACGAAATTACCTGACCAGTGATGCCGCCATTGGCCGCAATCGCACCAGTGAAGGTCGAGGCACCAGTCACTCCCAGCGTGCCGCTTGCGGTCACATTGGTAAACGCGCCAGCCGCAGGCGTTGTTCCGCCAATCGAGCCGTTGAGCGAACCACTGGTGCTTGTCAGCGAAGTAAATGCACCCGTAGACGGCGTTGTAGCCCCAACAGTCGTGCCGTTGATAGAACCGCCAGTAATTGCAACAGCATTTGCATTCTGGGTGGACATTGTGCCCAAGCCAGTAATGTTTGTGTTTGGGATAGTCGTGCTGGCCGTCATGGCGCTTGTGCCGTTGCCGTACACATAGCCAGTCAAGGTGTTTGCGCCAGTACCACCACTGTCAACATTCAGCGTTCCGCCAAGGACAATTGCACCAGAAGTTGCCCCGACAGGCGTAAACCCAGTCGTGCCTGCACTAAACGATGTCACGCCACCAGAAAGTGAGAATTGTCTCCATGACCCAGATGCGTAGCCGTCAAAGGTGCCAGTGTCAGTGTTGAAACGCATCTTGCCGTCAACACCAAGAGGCTGTTGGGCAGAGGTTCCCTTGGGAACAAGCATTGATCCAGTTCCGGGGAACACTGGGTTGTCAGCAATCGAAATGGTCGGATAGCCGCTAACACCATTTCCATTGGCCACACTGATCTGATCAGAAGCGCCCTGAATGTAGGTGGCGTTCAAAATGCCACCTGTTGTAATGGTCATCAAGCCATTAGCATTCAAGTTCTGCAACGCCAAAACTTGGCCAGCCAAACCAATGGTTGGGTTGCCTGCAATGCCATCGCCGTTTGAAATCGCCAAGCCAGCGCCAGTAACCGCTATAGAACGGCCTGTAATGGCCGTAGAAGAGGTTTTTACTTGGAATCCAGTACCAGAGTTCACCAAGGACAATAAAGCGCCTGTAGTGCTAATATTGAAGAGTCCTTGCGCACCACCGTCGGTAATCACCAAACCATTGGTCACGCCAACATATCGGCTATTGGGCAACTGAGGGGTTTGGTTAACCGTCAAGTATGTGTAGGTCTGCGTCGGAGAACCTGCAATGGCCCCCGTCGTAGTTTGCACGGTCACGCCATTTTGGACGATAGGAACCGCTTCAGTGCCTGTAATAGCACCAGCGGCTGGCAGTTGGGTAATGGCGACTTGTGCTGACATTTATGTACTCGTATTGTCGGGCGGGTTCGGCGCAATCGTGTCTTTGTTGCCCGTCTGTGTTGGCGTTTGAGTGTTCTGCTCAGTCGAAATTTGGAACTGGCTTGTGCCATCCATCGATTGACTGCCAGTCATCAGGTAATTGTCGCCAGCACCGATAGGTACATCAGGACGAGGAAACCGCAGGTTGATACGCTCGGTCTTACGGGCGGCAAGGCGATAGGGGTCAAACTGATCCCTGCACCCTTGATCGCACACCCGCAGGCCGGGGAAGTTAGGGTCTGGCCCTAGTTGCACAAAGGCGCGTTTCATCTTGCATCGGTCGCATACGCCGATGGCAATTGAAGTCAGTCCTGTTGTGTCAAGAAATATTGGCATTACGCGGTGTACACCGAGATGTTCGGTGCCCAGTAAATTGGAGAGCGGTCGCGCTCCTCTTGCTCTGCGTTATAGAGATGCTTCTCGGCCATTTTTTCCAAGTATTGGACTCGATCCATGCCAACTTGGGGCAACTCAAGGCTCATCTTGTGAGCCAGCATCATTTGCACAGCCTCATACCAACGCTGTGGAATTTCTAACTCATCGGTCAAAGCACCCACATCCTCAATCTGGCGCGAGTACCAGCAAGTCATCTGCACAAAAGCAGTTGACGGCACAGGCCAAATGTAAATTTTAGGTTTTGGAATCTGGCGGTTGAACCAATATTGATACGGCTGGTTGGCCGTGAAGTCTTTGTTTGGCAGGTTGGTGTAGTCGTCGCGGTTGAGCGATGACATCTGCACCTCAAGCGAATTGTTCCCAAAGTACAACTCACGAACCGACAGCGTCGTGCCGTTGTAGGCGCGGCAACGATAAAAAGGAACAGTCTGGCCTGCAACGATGTCAGTCCAAATCCACTCGTTATTCACGACATCCACTGTGCCAAGGTCAACCAAAGTTCCCCATGTCACGCCATCTTCTGACCACTCATAAATGATTGACCAAGTGCCAGTGGCCGCAGGCAAAATACCAATTGAACCAATGTAGATGGGGTTTGATGTGCCGTAATTGACCGCAATGTTGCCGTTGGCCGATGTTTGCGTGCAAATGGTGTCTGTGTCGCCGTCATAGGCGTTTGCAACGGTTCCGCCAGCAGAAGAGGTATAAGCCCCGCTTGGACGGTTCATCGTGCGATACAGCACATTCCAAAGGTCAATTGAACCCTTTGGCAGTTCGTATATGTACTTGTCTGCGGTCAAGCCAATTACCAGTTTGGTCATTGTCCAAAACTGGATGCCTCGATTGCCCAAATCGGACAAGAGGAAATAAAGCGACTGGCGGGCCGAAAGAACCTGCTCAGAAGTCAACTCTTCGGCGAGTTTTCCACAACGGCGTGCGCCGTGATCAATCAATGTTTGGACATTGATGACTGTTTGACCAACGGTTCCAGAAAAAGCCATATCAACACTTCCATCTGTTTAAAGCCGCCGCCTTACGAGTTGGCTGACCTTTTTCATCTTTCATTGGCCCCGGCATACCGCTCATTCTTGCGCAAAATGAATCTTTGCGTGCGCCACCTTGAGGCTGTGGAGCCTTGAGGTTTGAACCAGTCTCTCGATTGTACTTCTCGCGACCTTTTTGCGTAAGACCTGCGCCTTGTTTTGTCGGCAATTTTTCGCCACGACCAACGGCGAGGCTTGGCCCACCTTCTTTGAATTTTTTGCCTTTATCGGCATTGGTAAACTCTTTGCCGACTTTTTGAGGGATGCCCACCTTCTTGGCAAAAGAAGGGTTGTGCGCAACCGCTTCCATCAATTTGTGTTGGGAAGATGATTTGCTTGGCATAAGTTACCAGCAAGACTTTGACATCTTGCCGCCAGTTTTCATTTTGGCGGTCTTTGCAGACTCAACAAAATCTTTTTTACTCGGAGCGCCAGCAGAGCCGGGCTTGCGCATTTTTTCGCCAGAGCCTTCGGCTATCCGCTCACGCTTGGCGTTGATGTTGGCATAAAGGCCGGGTTTTTTGCTTGGCATGATTAACCTAGCGGATTTACATAATGCTTGACCATTTCAAGCACTACAGTGTAAGTATCGCCAGCAGAGGCATCTAGCGTGGTGAATGTGATTGCGCCATCAACACCAGTACCAGCATTGTTGGTCAAACCACCAATTTTCTCAAAGTCTTGTTGGTAAGCATTGTTCTGA